GGGTTGCGCCGGTCTTGCTATGAGCGGGTGCGCCATACTTGACCGTGAGACGACGTGTGAGGCGCGGTGCTCGAAGTGCTCCGCTGACGAGGTGGTCCTGTCGTGCAAGGGCACGAACAAGGATCAAGAAGTGAAATACTAAACTGATTATTAGTATTACTAATAATCTAAAAACGAGGAGATCGAGATGGTAGAAGCAGACTTTGACGTGCAGGACTTCGAGGATCGGCACCGCAGCGACCCGAAAACCCCGGTGCGGTTTTTCCTGCACCCGGTGGAGATCGGTATCGTTGACGGGATGCGCAAGTTCCGCGACGTGGAGATGTGCGAGATCAGCGTCCCGGGCAGCCAGAGCAACCGCCCGGTCAAGAAGGTCAACGAGATCGTCAAGCGCAGGTTCGCTGCCCAGTACGCGAAGTGGAAGGCGAGCGGGCACGCTGAACAGATGGTCGAGGGCACACACCTGACCGAGGTGACATGGCTGACACGTTCGCAGGTCGAGGAACTGGCGTATATCCACGTCCGCACGCTGGAGCAGCTTGCCGAACTGAACGACAACGTCTGCAGCCGCATGCCCGGGTTCTACGACCTGAAGCGCAAGGCGGCGGCGTTCCTCGTGCAGGGCAAGAAGAACGCGCCGATCCTGAACCTGCAGAAGCAACTGGACGAGGAGAAGGCCAAGAACCTCGTGCTGCAGCAGAACATCGACTCGATGAGCAAGCGTCTGGCGGCGCTGGAGGATGACGACGACTCGCCCAAGCCGAAGCGTCGCAAGAAGGGGTAAGCCATGACCGACGTGACGAGGTTCCTGACCGCAGAGCAGATCATCAACCGGGCGGCCGTCGAGGTCGGGCTTGCGCCTGCCGGCGATCCGTTCACGTCGGCAGATCCCAGCTTCAGGCAGTTGCGGACCCTGATCACGTCCTGCGGCCAGACCCTCATTCAGGATTATCCTTGGCAGGGTCTGCAGCGCAGCTTCTCGTTGACGACCAATTCGGGAGACAGCGGGGAGTACGACCTCCCCGCTGATTTTTCCTACATGATCGACCAGACGGGCTGGCAGCGTGGCGGCCCGGCGACGTGGCCGCTGCTTGGCCCTGCAAGCCCGCAGGTGTGGTCGTTCCTCGAAGCGCAGCAGCTTTACAGCCAGAGCCTGTACGTCTGGTTCAGGCTGGCGAACGGCAAGTTCAACGTGTTCCCGAACGACCCGGTGCCGGACGGCGTGCCGATTGCGTTCGAGTACATCAGCAGGGCGTGGGTCGTCGGTGATGGCGACGCGGGTCCGCAGAGCGCGAAGGACACGGTCACGTCCGGCGCTGACGTGATCAAGTTCGAGCCGATCCTGATCATCAACTACCTGAAGCTGAAGTTCCTCACGGCGAAGGGCTTCGACACGACCGAGGCCAAGAACGACTTCACGCTCTCGCTGGACTCGTGGAAGGGCAAGGACAACAGCGCGCCGATCCTCAACGCAGGCAACAAGCCATTCGGCCCGCGCCTGCTCGACTTTATGAACGTGCCAGAGACCGGCTATGGCAGCTAAACCTCAAGAGCGGGTGATGAAGGCCCGGTTCCAGCCGCAGCAGCAGCGGACGCAGGCGATGAACGTCCCTGCGCCGATGCGCGGCATAATGACCTCCGTGCCGCTGTCCGAGATGGACAAGTCGAACACGATCACCACGATCAACATGCGCTCGAACGCCTACGGGCTGTCGGTTCGCAAGGGCTACCGTCAGTGGTGCCTGAACCGAGACATCGCCGGCGACGGGATCAAGACGATCATCCCCGGTAATTCCAGCGGACGTTTAAACACGGGCGACAAGCTGTTCTGCACGACCAACGACGGGATCTACGAGATCACCACGTTTGGCGCTCAAGCAGTGAAGCGCGTGGACGCCGACTTCCCGAACAAGAGTCCTGACGCTGGCTGGTGCTCGTGGCACAACTTCACTAACGCTGGCGGGTTGCAGTACATCCTGATCTGCGACCTCATCAACGGCTACTACTTCTACGACTTCGATGAGGACACGTTCAGCAAGGTTGAAGCAGGCACTGGGCCGGGTAAGATCAATGGTGTTAACCCTGCAGAGTTCTGCTTCGTCACGGTCTGGAAGAACCGCGTCTGGTTCGTGCAGCGCGACTCGACCCGTGGCTGGTATCTGGACACTGTCGGCATCTTCACAGGCAAGGTGACCCCGTTCGACTTCGGCTCGAAGATGCGCTACGGCGGGTTCCTGAAGGGACTGTACTCGTGGACGTTGGACGCTGGCGTGGGCGTGGACGATCACCTCGTGGCGACCAGTTCCGAGGGCGACATCATCGTCTACACGGGCACCGATCCCACGACCGCTGGCGGGTTCGGCATGAAGGGCGTGTGGTTTATCGGCGAGACACCTCGCGGCAGGCGCGGGTGCAGTGAGTTCGGCGGTGACCTGCTGGTCGCGTCGCAGTTCGGTCTGGTGCCTCTCTCTCGGATGGTGTCAGGAATGGCCGACACCGAGAACTTGTACATCACCCAGCAGATCAATCCGCTCTACCGATTGCGGTACGAGGAGCGCGAGCAACTGTTCGGTTTCGAGGCCAAGTTCTGCCCCGCAGAGGGGCTTGTGTTTATCCTCTGGCCGAAGCTGGAAAACAGGAACCACGTCCAGCTTGCCTACGAGCCGACGACCCAGTCGTGGACGGTCTACGAGGGCGTTCCTGCGCTGACCATCGAGACCTATCGTGGCAAGACCTACATCGGCACCCGCGACAACGAGATATTCACGCTGGAGGCCGGCCCTGACCGGGTCATGCTCGATGAGGAGGTCTCGCCGCTCGCTATCGACTTCGGGCTGATCAGTTCGTTCTCTGACCTCGGCATGCCAGCGACGTTCAAGCGTGCGCAGTTCATCCGGCCGGTGTTCATCGCCGACAACGTGCCCAGCTATGCGGTCGCGGCCCGGTACGACTACGATATTTCGGACATCGGCGCGACCCCTCCGTACTCGCCGTTCACGGTCGGCGTCTGGAACGACGCGCTGTGGGACATCGGCAAGTGGGGCGGCGGCTACCAGATCGACCAGCCCGTGTACGGCGCGGAGGGCATGGGGCGCACGGTCGCTATCATCCTGCGCGGAACGTCATCGTCGCAGGGCGTCGTGCTGGCCGGGTTCGACTTCATGCTCGACACCGGGGGGATGCTGTGAAGTACCGCGCCGCCAACCCGACCGACATGATCTGGTTCGGGCACATGACCCAGTACAAGGGCACCGAGGACATGGGCGGGATCGTCGCCATGCACGACGACGGCAGCGTCGCCGGGATGGTGGCGTTCGATCACTGGACCCCGAAGTCGGTCCACGGGCATCTGGCCGTGATCGACCCACGGTGTACTCGCGGGCTGTGGCGGGAGGTCGTAAAGTATCTCCGGCAGCACGGCAAGGAGGTCATCATCGGGATGACCCCGTCGCACATCGACAAGGCGGTCAGGCTGATCAAGCGTGGCCTGAAGTGGACCGAGGTGGCTCGGATCAAGGACGGCTGGGACACCGGCTCAGACATGGTAATCACGGAGTACAGGCTATGAGCAGTTCAGCAGCGGGTGCGGCACCCTACAACCCCATGCAGACTGGTCCCGGGCTGCCGCAGGCACCTGCTGGCGGCCCGCCACAGGGTCCGCAGCAGCCCCCGCAGGGCGTCAACCAGCGCATGGCGCAGATGATGGCCCAGCGGATGGGAGGCGGCCAGCAGGCTCCAGTTGGACCCCCACCGCTGCCACAGGCCCCGGCCGGCGGCATGGGCAATCCCCAGCCGCAGCAGGGAATGGGCAATCCCCAGCCGCAGGCCGGCGGCATGGGCAATCCCCAGCAAGGCGTCCCGATGCAGCGGCAGATGATGCGGGCGCAGGCCCTGCGGAGGTAAGAGATGTCCAAGTCAACACCGAAGGCACCTGACTACACCGCCGCCGCCGAGGCGTCCGGGCAGTCAAGCCGTGAGAATACGGAGGCCCAGACGTGGGCGAACCGTCCGAACCAGACGACGCCGTGGGGATCGACCTCGTGGTCGAACACGCCCGTCTGGGATCCGACGACCAAGCAGTACGTCAACCAGTGGCAGCAGGACACCACGCTTAACGAGCAGAGCCAGAAGGCGCTCGATGCGCAGTTGGCGCTGACCACGGGCCGCAGCGAACTTGGCGCGAGCCTGTTCCCTCGCATGCAGGACGAGTTCGGCAACGCGATGGA